CGTGGGCGTGCAGTTGGGTCTCGGCGCCCGCCATGTAGCTCGCGCGGCGCCCGTGGTAGCTCTGCGTCGACGAGAAATTGAGCGTGGGAAATAGCGCCTGGCCGAGGTTGATCAGGAAGTCTCGGGCCTGGGCGAACGTGGGGATCGAGAACGGCATCGGCTACCTCGGGTTGAAAGCCTGGTTGATCGCTGACCCCGTGGTGAGGTCCGTATAGTCGAGCTCGACGACCAGCCGGCCGGTCTCGTCGACCAGCTCGGCGCCGTCGCGGTCGCGCACCGTGACGTTCAGGTTGCCGATGAGGCCGCTGATCACGAGCAGACCGGCCGCGCGCGCGATGTCGGCCTGCAGCATCTCGGGGGTCACCGGCTCGCCGTCGCGGATCAGCGACGCGACCGACGTGCCGTCCTCGGGCGTGTACGCTGACAGCCCGAGCTCGATCTCGAGCATCAGCATCATCGCGGTGCGGGCGTCGCCGGTCTCTGCCCACTCACCGTTGGCGGTCCGCACGTAGTCGCGGGTGACCGGGTCGAGCAGGCGATCGCCTGTGCCGAGCTTCGAGCCCGCAACCGCGGTCGGGTTGAGCGACGCCAGCGAGCTTCCACCGGCGCCGCCCGGCGGCACGAACGAGAACGCAGTGCCGAACGGAGACGGGAACGGGAACGAGAATGACGTGCCCACGTCAGGTTCCGCTCGTCGACATGATCTCTTCCCACTGCTTGGGCGTGGTGGCCTCGTTGAACCAGTACCAAATCGATCCGTTGACCCCGCCGCCAGCCGCCTCGATCCCGCCGGAGTTCTTCATCTGGCCGTCGCCGCCTTGGAGATGTTGCCAGCGGGGCGATCCCGAGGTGTTCTCGCTCTTGAGGCAGATCACCGATCCGTGTACCGCGTTGCGGATCGAGATCTGATTGACGTTGCGCGACGAGCCGTCGGTGACGCAGTGGATCAGCGTGACGCTGCCGTAATCGGTTCCGGGATCCCACGGCGACACCGAGGGGCCGAACGTGATCGTCGATCCGGTGAACTCGACATCGAACAGCGCGGTGGCCCCGCCGCCCCCGCCGGAGAGCGCCAAGATCGCCGCGCGCAAGTCGAACATCGCTTGCCTGACGATGTTGTACTCGGCGTTGGTGATCCACATCTCTGGGTGGGCGCCGATCGTGGATACCCCGTCCCATTCGGACTTGGGGCCCGGGAGATCGGTCATGTCGTCAACGAAGTTAGTCACCGCCCGGTGTTACCGGATCGGCCGCGGGCGGTCTACTCCGCCATGAAAACGCTGGTCCCGGTCGGATCCGGGCAGGACGACTCCGGTGCGGCCGGGGTACTGGTGACGCCGCCCAGCGCTGGCGCCACGTGCGTATGGTCATTGAAGGTCTCGATGAAGTGGTTGAGCTTGTCGATCGCGTTCTGCAGGTCGATCAACATCGACAGCGGGACCGCGACGCCGTCGATCGACCGCGCCTCGATGATCGGGTCCTGGCTCAGGGTGACGGCTGCCTTGCGGGTGAACACCCGCGTTTCGTTGCTGCGCAGCTTGGGCCAGAGCTTGCGGGCGTCCTCGTCCCTGTGGGCCAGCAGGATCGGGTTCTCCATCCCTCCGACGTTGGCCATGATGCCCTCGGCGTTGCTGTCGCCCGACGGCCGCGCGTCGAACCCGATCCCGGAGAACACCTCGACCTCGCGCCGCTCCTTCGTCTTGCCGTCGATCAGCAGGTGGCCGACGACCTGCCAGAATGAGCTCGAGGTCAGCGTGACAGCGACGCGGCGGATCATGCCGGCCAGCGCCCGCGCCTCGTGCGACACGCTATGGCGGGACTCGTCGATCGATGAATCACTCTTGACGCTCACAGGACGATCTCCGTTCCGGTCGGAACCATGTGGATGTTGGTAACGTCTCCGGTGTCGTGCGCGCCGCTGTACGAGCACGACACCAGCAGGTACGTGTCATCGATCTCGGCCTCTGCGTCGATCAGGTGGCCGACCGTGTCTGGCGCGAACAGCGTCAGCGCTCCACCTCCCAGGTTCTGCCCGAACCCGTCCATCTCGATCGACGCGACGTGGCGCTTGTAGTCGCGCCGCGCCTGTTCATTCTTCGCAACGCGCTGCGCATCGCCATAGCTGTCGAACGCGCGTTCCGGGAGGAACAGGCGCTTGGGATGGATGAAGTCGCGGCCGGTCCCGTCGAGCTTGTTGAACGGGTTGTCGAACACCACGCCGCGGTTGTCGATCACGTTCTTGCCGTAGTTCGTCGTGCTCTGGCCGCCGACGCCGGCGCACAGGATCAGCGAGTAACGATCTCCATCGTCCTCGGAGATCATGATGTCCTTGACGGTTCCCGGATCGGAGTTGCCGAACTGGTAGACGAACTTGTACTGCGGCGCCTGGGTCTGGTTCGGCTTGCCGATGATCAGCTCCTTGCCGTCGGAGCTCGAGTAGCAGATGAGTCCTGCGCGCGAGACGATCTCGTGGATGAGGTGCCACCTGGACTCGCCAGGGTGGACCTGGCCGCGCCGCGGCACGCGCACGTTGATCGTCACCACCGGCTCGTTGCCGGAGGCCACGCGTCGGCCCTTGCCGCGGCGCAGGAGCCGGTTCTTGGCGTCGCTCAGCGTGATCGTGGAGAACCACGGCGACGCGAGCAGCTTCACCGCCTGCTCGATCGTCAGGCCGTCGTATGTGATCGCCGGCGCCGACTCGTCGATCAGGCGGCCGACCCGGTCGCGGCCGTTGATCTCGAGGACGCCCTGTCGGCCGTGCCGAACCCGCCGGTCGATGAACCCGTCGAGCATGGTCACGCCGTCGACCAGGATCGTGATTCGCGAGTCGCGGCGCAGCGTGCGGTACGCGGTCGCGTTGAACGGCATCCGCATCACGAACGTATCGGCCGGGGTGATCAGCGAGCTCTCGAAGTTGTACGACTGCCAGCCATCGATCTGCTGGCCGTTCACGATCGCGGTGACGTCGTGGCTGATCACCGGAATCCGCCGGACTGCCGCGCCGGCATGACGTAGTCTCCGGGGTCGAGCCACCCCTGGGTCGCGATGTCGTTGAGCTGCGCGATCTGCCTCGCCCGATCCTGCGCCGCGGCGCCGCCGTAGACGCGCGCGGCGAGCGGCAGAAGCGACGTCTGGTGCAGGACGCGCATCGTGAACAGCCGCGGCGTATCGGCGGTCGCGGCCTGGGCCGCCGAGCGGATCGCCGCGCCCAGCTGGATCGCCGCGACGAACGCCGGCCAGAGCAGCAGATCCTGTTCCAGCTGGCCGACGCCGATCATCAGGTTGATGCTGTCGCTGATTCGCGCGGCGTCGGTGAGCACCTTGCGCGGCGTCGGCGGGTCGCCTGTGTTCCACGATGCCGCTGACAGCCGAGCGTCCATGGTGAGCGCGGCGCTCGCGTAGGCGAACGCGAAGTTGCCAGACGCCTGGGTCAAGCCGGCGGTGATCCCCGCGGCGACAGCGGCGCTGGCGCGCGCGTAGGCGCCGGCGAACGCCATGGCCGAGGCGTCGGCGGCCGCGGAGGCGCTGGCCGCGGCGGTTGCGGTCGCTGAGGCCGAGGCGTTCGCGCTCGCTGACGCCGAGAAGTTCGCGCTCACGCTGACGTCGGCGTTGACATCGACGTCGAACGCCACGTCGATGCTCTGCTGCACGGGCTGCGAGAAATCGATCTTGCCCGGTACGCCCGGGTCAAACCCGTGGTCGATGTTCGCGAGCTCCTGGTCGAGCGCGTCGGCCGCCGCCGAGACCGCGCCCTCGCCGGCGGCCGCGCTCGTGCCGATCCCGGCGGGCTGCACCACGACGTCGGAGTCGCCGTCGAACACGAATTCGATCTCGGCCGTGGTCACCGAGCTCTCATCGATGGCCGGGTCGAAGTCGCCGACCAGGGCGAAGAACGCGCCGTCCATCGGGTGAATGAACAGACGCCGCTCGTGCCGGCGCGCGGCGTCGCGCAGCGCTCGATACGCCTGCGCCCCGGTCACCGTGGCGTCGGGGAAGTCGTCGAACTGGACCGTCAGCTTGGTGCGGTTCGCCTTGTCGCCGCGGTCCTGCACGGGGTGCGCGTTGCCCGATGCCAGATCGTGGACCACGAGCGTGTTGCCTGCGTTCCAGTTGCACTTGGACGCGTAGAGGCGGATGTCGCCCCACGCGCAGAGGTAGAGCTCTCCGGGGTTCGGCATCAGGGCTTTCTGCGGCGGTCGGTCGAGTTATGGACCGCGGTGGCAACGTGCTTGCCATCAACGTGTAGCTGCGGCGCCGGAGCGGCGACCATGGCCTCCGACACCGCCTTGGCGATCGCCGGCGCCATGACCGCGCTCACAGCCTGGTTGAACTCCCATATCGCGCTCACCGATGCCTTGCGTTGGGCGGCGTCGACGATGTCGCTCGCGTGTTGCTGCTGGAGCTCCTTGATCAACTTGTCTCGGCGATCGAGCGACATCCCGGTGTCCTCGAGATACTTGCTTCCGATCGACCTGCGCCCCGCCACCCCGGCCTCTCCGGGGAACGGGAACGCGGCGGCGATCGCCAGGCGGTCTGACTTCTGCGTCGTCTTGTCGTCGACGATCGCGTCCTTGATGTCGTTGTACGCCTTTACCTTGGCCTCGTGGTCGCGCTGGATCTTCTGAACTGCTTCGAGCTCGCTGATGCCGTTGTTCTTGGCGGTCGCCTTGATGTCGCCGATCGACGGCTGCGCCAGCTTGCCGAGGTACGGCCCCGAGAATGTCCCTCGCACCTTTTTGCCGATCTCGTAGATGCCGCCCATGATGTCGGCGAACTTGCCGACCATCTCGACGAGCGGGCCGACCTTGTCGGTGAGGCCCTCGATCGCGGACACGAACGCCTCGATACGCTCTGGCGTCACGGCCGCCGCTATCGAGTTGCGCATCTTCTCGAACGCGATGTCGATCCGGCCAGCGTCGCTCTCGGTGACCGTCGCCAGATCCTTCGGGATGACGCCGTTGACCATGCCGCTCGCCACGAGATCCTTCAACCTCTTGACGTTGCCGAGCAGCAGCTCGACGGTGCGCCAGCCTTCCTGACGGCCGAATGCTTTCTTGAGGAGCTCGGGATCTTTCATCAGCTTGCTCTTGCCGATGTCTTCGAGGATTTCGCCGAATGCGCGTGCGTGCTTGACGCCGTTGGCGTCCGTCACGTTGACCTTGACGCCTGCCTTTTCGAACCGGCTCGCGTAGGTGCGCAGGCCGACGAGCACGCGCTGTAGCCCGGTACCGGCCTCGCTGGCCGAGTTGAACCCGTCGCGCGTGATCTGGAATGCCGCGCCGATCTCGACCGCGCCCTTGCGCCCCTGGGCTCCGTCGAACTTCGAGAACAACGGCAGCAGGCCGGCGAACTCGGCCGCCATTTGCTTCGCCTCGATGCCGCCGTCCTTGGCCTGGTTGATGAGGCCGCCGATGGTGTTCTCCATCTCGCCGTCCGCCACATGCATCGAGCGAGTCAGCTGGTACATCATGCCGGCCAGATCGCTGGCCTCGGACTTTGACGCCCGCGCGGCGCGCGCCAGGATGTTCATCTTGTCGATCGTGAACTCCTCGGCGCCGGCCAGGTCGGAATATGCCTTGCCGCCGGCGAGCACCGAGTCTGCGCCGACCCCGATGTCGGCCGCGGTCTGGCGCGAGGCGCGCGCGATCTCCTTGAGCTGCAGCGGCGTCGACCTGGCGGCGATGCCGAACTCGACCAGCCTCTTGTTGAAGTCCCACACCTTCTTGCCCTCGTCGACGATCGTGTCCATGCCTCGCACCGCGAGGTTGCCGACCAGCGCGCCGGCGGCGCGCTTGATGACCCCGGCCGGGGTCATGATGCCGGCGCCGGGCTTTCCACCCTTGCCGGCCGGCCCGAACATGTTCGGCGCCAGGTTCATCTTCGACAGCATGGCGCTCACGCCTTGCGCGAAGCCTGACACCATCGACAGCGCCCGCCGCAGGCCGAGCGGAAGCTGCGAGGAGTTCGCCGTGATCTGGATCTGTGCGGTTGTTCCGGGCGGCATCCGGTTACTTTCTGAACGCGGAGTTCACGAACCGGGTTACGCCGGGTGCCGCGGGTCCATCAACGTCCTCTAAGAGTCCGCCGACGACGCTGGCCCAGTAGACGACGTTGGTGTCGGTGAGCTGGATAGCCGGAACTCCGAAGTAAGCATGAAGATCACCAGCGCGGACACACCGAATCCTCTCAACAGCCGAGGATCTTTTTTTTCGAACGCGTGCTTGATGAGCTTGAAGTCGTCGTCCGAGATCGAGTCGCCGCCGATCGGGTCGAGTCGGTGGCGAACGTCCATGTAGACGTAGCCGCACGCGTTCACCAGGTCGTCGTCCAAGTCGAGCCACTCGTCGACCGAGCCGAACTGGACCGCGTGGTCCTCGGTGGTTCGCACGGCGCGCGCCAGCGTGCGGGCGGCACGCTGGAGCTCGAGGGTGTTGTGGTGCAGCGGGATCGGGTCGAGCTCCAGCTCGGACATCCGCTTGTAGACCTCGGCCTCGATCTCGTCGGTGACGTGCCGCGGGTTGAGCTCGATGTAGCAGGCCCCGAGCAGCGGAAGCGTGACATCCTCGCCGCGCGCGATCGCCGCACGGCGCTTGCCGAGCGCCGAGGTGGGCGGCGGGGCCTTGGTGAGGCCGCCACGAATTTTTTCTCCGAGGGCCGACATCAGGTCTCGTACGCCTGGCTGCAGGCCAGCGTAACGGTGTCCTCGAAGTTGCCCTCCGCGTCCTTCTTCGGATCGATCTTCGAGACGCGGCACGTGTATGCGCGGCGCTGGCCGTTGCCCTCGTCCTGCGTCGTGATCGTGAACGTGCGCTGGACGCGGTTGGCCTCGTACCAGTCGTACTCGGGCGTCTTGGACACCTCGCGGTAGACCACCATGTCGATCTCGAACCCGCCCTGCTTGCGCCGGAATCCCGCGCCGCGCGTCACGCCGATCGCCATCACGACCTCGGTAGCGGCGTTGTCCTTGGCGTCGAAGTTCTTGACCTTCAGGAGCTGCTTGAGCGCTCCGTTGCCGGCGCCGCTGTTGATGAAGATCTGTCCCTGTGAAGCAATATCCGGCATGGGTCACCCTCCGATCTGAATGTTGTGCACCCAGGCGATCTGGTGCAGGTTGACCGCTACGGTGTAGGGCAGCAGGACGTTGTTGCGGCCGCTGGTGATCGTGTCGTGCTCGACGATGATCCCCGCGATGTCGCTCTCGACCTTGGACTGCACCAATACCTTGGCGATGGCCTCGGAGCGCATGATCGCGGCCGCGAGATCCTTGATCTGGTCGTCGGTGTCTTCGTCCTGCGAGACGCCGTCGGGGTTCGAGTCAGCGCCGAGCGCGATCCCCGTGGCGATGTCGAGCTGGATCGCCAGCGCGACGCCGGTTCGCGACACCGCGATGTCGCGATTCCGGGCATCTGGTTGACTCGAGGTCGTCGTCTTGGTGGTGACCAGGCGCTCGCACTTCGCCCGGTTCGCGGTGAACTGCCCGGTCGAGTCGACGACGCCGGTGTAGGCCGTGAGGCCAGCCAGGATCGCGGTCTCGACCTCCGGTCCGGTGTAGACGGTCGCCGCGCCCGGTGGGAACAGCGGCACGGTGGCGCCGTCGTAGTTCGCGTTGGGCCGCTCGCGCGACCACACCAGCATAGCGGTGGCGGTCGCGATCTCGCCGGCGGTGTTGAGGCAGCCCTCGAACGACGAGACCACGACGGCCTGGTGGTTCGCCGCGGCCGCGAGCGACGTCGCGGTGCCGATCGACCCCATCTCGCCGATGAAGTACCACCCCCACGTCTTGGATGACGCCGACCAGCGCGCGGCGATGTCGAGGTTGATCTCCGTGATGTCGGCCGCCGCGTGGTTGGCGATCGCGATCCCGTCGTAGCGCAGCGGCGAGAGCGCGTCGATCGCCGGCTGGCAGTCGGCGACCCCGGTGCCGGCGACGGTGTTGGCCGCGGTCGCGGTCAGGCCGGCGACCTGGAAGTCGACGGTGACCACGATGTCGGCGCCGTTGGCGCCCTTGGTGGCGTGGGTCAGCGTCACGACCGCGCCGGCGACCGTGACGATCACGGGCAGGTTGGCCTGGTCAGCCTTGAGCACGCTGGCGATCGCGGCCGCGTTCGTCGCTGCGACGTCGCCCGACCGCACGCCGACCAGGTAGGTGCGGCCGGCAATCCGGATCTTCTGGTTGCCGTCGGTCGTCGCCGTTCCGGCGCAAGTGATCGTCTTGACGTTCGCGGCGCCGCCGCCCGGCTCCGCGATCGACACCACCTTGACGCGCGGGCCGCGCCCGAACAGCACGTTGCATTCGTACGACTTGCGACACATCAGCGCCGCCTCGCTGCCGATCCCGAACAGCGCGTCAGTGGTCGCCGCGTCGGTCGCGTCGTAGATCGTGCCGAGCACGGCGGTGCCGCTTGACGCCTTCATCCCGACCAGCGCGATCGTCAGCGGGACCGCGGTCAGCGACCCGCTCTGCAACAGGTAGTTGAAGACGTGGAACGTCTGCGGGCGGTTGAGGTTGTTCGGGACGTTGGTGACGACCTGGTTCACGGCGTGCCGCCTTTCTTGATCTCGATCTTGCCGAAGTCGGTGGGGGCCGCGGCGAGCTCGCAGCTCGCGACCGGCGCGCCGTCCATGTTGCAGAGCGTAAGGTCGAGACGAGTGATCGACCGGCGGATGCTCTGGCTGTAGCGCACCCGGCTGATCCATCCCGGTTTGACGTACAGGATGTAACCGCCCGGCTCGCAGCCGTCCTCGGTGTGGATGGGGGTCAGCTTGCCCTCGGGGGCGGTGACCGAGACATGGGAGGGTGGCATCTCTGGTGTGCTCCTACAGAACGGTGTCTGCGTCAACAGAAGTTGAGAAGTTCGCCGCGGCCGGCCTGTTGACCTCGGTCGGCTCGGTCGTGGTGCGCCAGCCGATCGATTCAAGGAGCTGGCCGGCGGTGCGGAACTCGGCGCCGCCGCCCTTGAGCGGCGTCATCACCATCAGCTTGATCCGGAACGTCATCAGCCAGATCAGGATCGCGTCGCGCGACGCGAGCTCCTCCTCGCGCACCGGCCTGATCTGCTTGATCGCCGTGCTGGCGTTGCAACGCTGTCCGATCAGGAGCTCGCGCACGTGCTCCATGATCACGTGGATGCCCGGGTCGGCACGGTCGTCGGCCAGGGCTACGCCGTCTGCGCGGTGACGGCCGCGCGAGCGACCGCGCTGGTGCTGCGTCGCGATGTAGACCAGCAGCTCCAGCTCGCCGGCCGACTGCATCCCGCCGCTGCCGATCGCGCCGCCGCCGAGGTTCGTCGTGTCGTAGGTGCAGGTTCCGGTCTGCAGCGCGATTGACGGCGTCACCTTCACCTGGTCCATGAGGCTGGCGATGCCCTCATCGTCGGTGTAGGTGCGCACGACGCCGCCGAACGGCTCGACGTTGTACAGGTAGCCGCCGTTGGAGCGCAGCAGGCCCGACAGAAGATCGGTCGCTCCCTCTTCGATCACGGTGCGCTGCGGAACATGGAGGCCGGTGTCAAACACGTGGGTCATGGGATTCCCATCCAGCGCCTGTAGAGCGCGTCCTCGAACTTGGCCTTGACCTGCTTCACGAGCCGCGGCCCGATCCACAGGTACTGCCGCTGCGGAACGATCGCGCCGTGGCCAACCCGGGTCGGGCCGTCCTGGTGCGCCAGGGACCAGCGCACGCGCGATTTCAGCAGCAGGCGATCGGCGTTGGTGGAGATACGGTTCGCGCCAGGTAGTCGCGCGAGGATCTGTCGGTTCTGCCGCTGGCCCATACGCACGCGGCGCGCGATGGTCGTCGAGGCCAGGTACGGCCAGGGCCCGCGGGGGCCGCGCATGCGGTTCTTGTGGTCGCGCATGTCGGCGTTCGTGGGCTTCCTGAGCTCGCGAAACACGCGACTGAAATCGCGCCTTCCGAGCTTCACGAACATCGCCTTGATGCCGCCGAACTTCACGACGGCATCGACGTCTACGAGCACTAGATGAAGTCTTTCATCCTGCGGCGCGAGACGAACAGCGAGGGGTCGCGCGGCGCCGCCTTATCGATCACGATGGTGGCGGCGAGCGGCTCGGGGTCGACGCCCAGCGAGATGACGCCCTTGGAGACGCCGTCGAGCCAGGCGATGTCGATCCGCTCGGCCTCCTGGTCGTCGACCATGGGCTGACCCTTGTAGCGGTTCTTCCGCAGGATTCGCGCGGCCCAGCGGGCCGACATCGACGAGATCACGATCGGCGTCGTGACAAGAGGCACCTTCGAGCGGTGCGCCACGTACGAATCGATGTGGCCATCGGCCTCGGCGATCGCCGCGTCGATCACCGCAAGCGCGCCGGAATCGAGCGTGTTGGCTTCTTCGAGATCGGCCAGCTGGACGAGGTTGGCCAACCCGCCCACGGCGATCTGAACCTGCGCGAGCGTCGAGTAGGCCATGGCCGAGGTTACTTCCGCTGAGGAGCGCCGAAGTCGTCAGCCTCGGTCGACGCCACGGGGCCCGTAACCGCGGCGCCGGCGGCAAGCCGCGATGACGAGCCGTCTCCCGGATCCTTGGCTGCGCGGCGAGCGTCACGGGCCGCCTTGGCCTTCGTGATCTCAGCGCGCATCGCCTCGTTCTCCTTGCGGAGATCCTCGTTCTCGGACTGCAGCCGCGCCGCGTCCTGCTCGATCGCCGGCGACTGGTGCGCGGTCAGCGCGTTGTCGGCGAGGATGCGCTCCGCGCCCCACGGGTTGACGACCATCTTGCCCGCGGCCTGGGCCTTGGCGACGTCGGCGTCGCTCAGATCGACGATGTCGACCTCGGTGCGCTTGCCGGCCGAGCCGTCGAAGCGCAGGCCGGCGCGCGAGCGCTGCTTGATGCCGCGCTGCGGGATGATGAACATCTTGTCGCCCGGCTTGGGCTCGGGGATCGACGACCGACGGTTCGCCGCGGCGACGTCGCGGCGCTCGCGGCGCTCGTTGAGGCGCGTCTCCTTGTCCATGATCTCTTGCTGGATCTGGTGGGCGGTCGGCGGGATGAAGTCGGGATCGTCTTCGTGGAGAGGCTGGTTCGGCACGTCGGAGCTCCTGGAACGGGTTGGAATACGTGGTGGCGGCGATTCCCTCGCCGCTGGGCTACGACTTACGAGCCGACGCCGCCGACGATCTCCTGCGGCAGGCCGTACGCGGCGCCGTCCTCAGACTCGAGGCCGTACAGGTACTTTCCCGTGCGGAACACGAACTCCGAGTCGCTCGAGTCGACCGACATGAATTCGGGCAGGCGCTTGCGCTGCAGGATGACGGCCGTCGAGTCGACCGGGATCAGGAACCACTCGAGCCCGGTCAGCGTGACCGACTGGCCGAAGATGTTGTAGACCGCGCCGGCCGTGATCCATGACGTGCAGTCGGGGATCGCGGTCCCCTTGTCGAGGTTCGTCTGCGTCTGCCCGACGATATTCTCCTGCTGCAGCACCGAGCGGACAGCGGTTCGGTTTGCCGGGCCGTGGAGGAGTCGGAGCTGGCGACCAGCGATCGGGTTGATCGGCAGCCCGTACTCGTCCTTCATCTGCAGGAACAGGTTCCACGCCGTCGCGTAGGTCGTCGCCGAGAACGCGCCGGTGACCTTGTTGCTGTACTGCGTGCCCGTACCGTTGCCGAGGAACGTGTGATCGGTGTCGATCAAGTTCTGGCCGTCGTACGTCGTGCCGAGCGCCGTGCCCTGGATGCCGGCGATGAGCATCGCGATCACGATCTCGTCGAGGTGGCGGTCGTACGAGTCGCCGAGGCTGTTGATCTTCTCGCGGTACAGCCCGAACCGGTCGTTCAGGATGTCCCCTTTGGGGACCGTGATCGAGACCTCGTGCGGGCGCGTGATGATCGGCAGCGACTCGGCGCGCAGCATCGAGACGACCTTGTCGCCCTCCCAGAGGCGCATCTTCGGAACGCTGTCGAGCCACAGCTGGCGATCGAGCAGGTTATCCGTGTCCATGACCTTGGCGTAAGTCTTCCAGAGCGCGCCCGGCCGGCCGAGCCGGTTGTTGAGCATCGTGCCGAAGCCGATGTAGGCGGCCTCGATCTTCGATGCATCGGGAGAGCTTCCGCCCTGGCGGATGCTCGACAGCATGTCGGTGCCCGTGGGGGTCCATCCGGGGCCGCGAGCTAGGTAGGTGTGGCGCATGTTACTGGTGGTTCCTTTCGTCGGCCGATTACGCCGCGGCGACAAAGCCGCCGAGCATCGCGGTCCAGACGCCATCGGCGTCCACCTCTTCGATGTAGCCGGCGCCGATGTCATTGGTGGTGGTGGCCGCTAGCGACACCGTCTGGTTGTCCAGAACAGTCGCCAGTGTGCCGACGTTGGCGACGGTGATCGTGCCGTCGTTTCCCATGTTGAACACGCCGCGTTCGACGACGATCTTGATATCGCCGTTGACCGTGCTGGCCGGGTGGGCCGAGATCCCCTGGACCTTGAGCGCCGTCGTGTCGCTCGCGTTGACCGCGAGCCCCGAGGCGTTGGTGGCGACCATGACGCCCGCGGGGATCGTCGTGGAGGCCGCGAGCGTCAGCACGATCTGGCGCTCCACGAACCGCTTCTTGGTGTTCCGGTCGAGCGTGGTTGCCGCCATTACGACACCCCGCCCTGCTCGCGCTGAAACGCGACCATATCCTCGACCTTGAGGCCGAGCTGGTCCGCCACGCGTTGGAAGTTGGGGTTGGCGCCTTCGGGCGCAGCGGTCGACGCCGGCGGCGCGCCGACGGTCTCGACCTGCAGGCGCTGGCCGACCGGCACGATGACGTCGAGCTCAGCAAGCTCGGCCTCGAGCGCCACGATGCCGTCGCGCGCCGCGATCTTGCGTAGACGCTCCTCGCGCGGACTCGGAGTCGCCAGGCCGGCGGCGTCGCGGCCATGCTTGAGCTTGCCGGCCCGGTAGCAGCCCGACAGCAGGTCGTCGATCCGGATCTTCGACGCCGCGGCGAGCCCGGCGGTGGCCGCCGTGAGCTCCATCTGGGTGGTAGCGAGCTTGGATTCGGCGGTGAGGGCGCGCCGCTCCAGCGCCTCCACGGCTGCGACCGCCGACGGTTCGTCGGTCTCGGCCAGCGCGGTCAGTTTCAGAACTGCCGCAAGTCGGGGAAACGCCATCTGCTGTATCTCCTTGGGTGGTAGTTCGAGCTCGGCGGCCAGGTCCGCCCGGATATCGCTGATCCTGGTGCCTTTGACGGCCGGGACGTTGACGCCGGAGAGCTCCTTGCCCTCCCAGATACTGAACTCGTATTCGACGATCCGGGGCTTTCCGTCAACCTCCACGGTTTCCCCGAGCCAGCAGTGGCACGAATCGCGGCCTCGGACGTCGACGCCGTGCAGGGTGCAGAACACCGGGCCAAGCGGGAACCAGCTGATCGAAAAGCTGTCGATCGTGCCGTCAATCACCGAGATCACGGCGTCGGGCTTGACGACGTTAAACGACATCTCGAACGCGTCGCGGCCCTTGTCGTCGACGAGCTTGCTGCCGAGGATCGTGCCCTTGCGAGAGCTTTGGGTGTGGGTGTCGTGATCCGTGAGGAACGGCAAGCCCTTGAATGTCGACGCGCTGGCGCCCAGATCTCCGCCGAGCCGCACAAATCGGCGGTTCGGCGCGCCGGGCGTCTTGCGTTGCCGGAACGTCAGCGCCGAGACCGCGAGCTCGACGTGCTTCCCGCCGCGAATCAACGTGATGAGCTCGGCGCGCTGGGCCTTGGCGTCCGGATCGGTCGCGCCGGCGCGCAGCTCGGTGAGCGCGCCGGCGCCGTCGACCTGGATGTTGCCGAGCCACGGGCTGATCTCGAAAGCCGATCGGCACGCCGTGGCGGTCAGGAGCGTAGGGTCCTTGAGCTTCATTTCTTGTCCTCGCGGGCGTGGCCCGGTTCGGGCGGGGGCGTCGGCACGAAGATGATTCTGTCCTTGGGGTCGCCCACGGCCGGCTCTCGAAGGTTGAACTCCTCGCGGATTTGCGACGCGGAGATCGGCAGCGCCTGCCCGAGGATCTCGATCGCCTGCGCGCGCGCGAGCTCGTCGCGCGTCAGCTTGATCTTGAGCATCGGCGGGGCCGCCTTGTCGAACCCGTTCCACGCGATGAACGTGCGGCCGATGTCCCGCACGAACATCTCTTCGACGCACTTCGCGTCGTGGCGCTTCATCTTGTAGGCGCGGCTCTCGTGGACGGTGGCCGCGTTGTAGCTGCCAGCGCCGGTCGAGCTGACGTCGGTGTTGAGCGATCCGCCAGTGATGAGCTTCGTCATCATCGACTCGGCGATCTGCATGATCGTCGGCCAGATCGTCGAGGCGTCGCCGCCGCGAGCCGTCTCCTTGATCACGAGCTCGGTCAGCGACGACAGCACCGCGTAGCCGTCTTGGCCGATCGAGCGCACCGAGTCCTCGAGCGCGTCGCGCGATTTGCCGCTCGCGCCTTCCTCGTAGTAGCCGATCGCGAGGGGCAGGCCGAACATGTCGGCGAACACCTGGAAGTCCTTGAACCCGGCGAGCGCGAAGAACGCCCATGGCGCGCAGCTGCGCATGAGGCCGGCCGCGTACGGGTTCCGGAACCGGTTCCTCGAGATCGCCCACAGCCCCGGAACGAGATCGACGAGCTCAAACCTCGAGCTGTTGCCGTCGATCAGCATGATCTGGTCGGCCATGTCGGAGCGTGGTGCGCCGAACCGTCGAGCCGCCGGGTTCACGAATCGAGTCGGCACCACGGCGCCGTCGACGTAATCCCACTCCATGTTGGTGCACGCGAACCCGTTCGGGACTGCGGTCAGCTGGTGCCCGAGGAACTCGCGAAACTGCAGCTGGTTCTGCAGGCTGTCGTTGAGGATCGCCGCGGCCATGACAGACGGCTTGTCGGTGCGCCCAGGTGGCGGGATCACGACCCAGTCGCAGCCGGCGACGTCCTCGTTGCGGTCGTTGAGCAAGCCGCGGAGCTCGGCGTGGCGCTCGACCAGGCCGTCGAACAGGTCGAACTGCTTCGTCGGCTGCCCGTTCTCGGCCTGGCGGTAGTAGCTAAACAGCGACTCGATCGTCAGGCCCTGCTCGGGGTGGGAGGAGTAGGTTTCCATCCCGCGTGGGTTCGGGGCGACCACCGATCGCCGGGTCGTCGGCAGTGGAATCGGTCGGCCGTTCTCGTCCAGTATCGTCGGCGCCGGCTGGCGCAGCTTCGGCCGGGTCGCAAGAGCGTTCGTCACAGGCCCCGATTTCGAGTCCCCCGGCGCCCTGGCGCGCGCGGGCGGTCGGGGGCCGCGCCTAGACCGCGCTCTGCGGGGGCGGGCTTGTCCAGGGCCTTCTGGATGGCATCCACCCCGCCGGGTTTGTCAGATCTGAAGATTCTTGGGAAGAGCCTAACGATCGGATACGAAACGGCGTCTCCCAGGTGGGCGTGCTCCTGGATGCGGCTCGGTCGGCCGTGGACCGTCTTCCAGCCGCGGATCGCCGCGCAGCACTTCGGGGCGAGCTCGGGATCGGCGAACAGCCGGCGCTTCTTGTCGGCCGCCTGGATCAGCGAGGTGAACGAGCGGATCCGGTCGAGCACGTCGGGGTTCTTGCGCCGGAACCGGCGCGATGGAGGCCGGATGTTGGTGTATCCGCCGTCGCGGATGATGTCCCACGAGCCCTTGCCTTTCCATTCTGGCGGCGGGCTGTCGGCCTGGCGCCGGCGCGAATGCTGATACTCCGCGGTGGCGTCGCTGACGATGATCGTCGTCTCGTTGCTAAATCCGCGATCGCGAAGCAGGGCCGTCCAGTGCTCCTCGTCGCCGGCTTCGACAATCGCCTCACCTACGATCCAGGCGATCACGTTGTCGTGGTTCGCAACCTCGCCGGGCTTGGCATAGAACCGATAGACCGGGCCGCCGATGTGCGGATGCACCTGGACGTCGAGGCCGAGCAGATCATCGAACCCCTCGCCCTCTTCCTCGATCTCGAGGAATTCTGCCGTGACGTCGAGCAGGCCGGTCACCGGGCATGGCAGCTGTCGGCCCTCGGCGTCGCGCGTCGGCCGCGGCATCGGCCGCTCGCACTCGATCCGCGTCCAGTTGTAGGCGACCGCGTCGATCGCTGCGCGGAACTCGCCGAGTACCTCGATCGAAAACGTCCGCTCGTCGAGCTCCTTGCGCATGGCGAGGAGCGCGCGGCGGTTGATATGAGGGTTGTCGAGCGGGTTGAAGTGTTTGTAGACGGCCTCGCGGCGCTTCGCGATGCAGTCGGCCGCGAAGTCGTTGACCCAATCCTGATCGCCGGCCTCGACCGGCGGGTTCGCGCAGACCAGCACCAGCCCCGCCTTGTCGCTGATGGCGCCACGGGCCACCACGTACACGCGGTGCTTCATCTTCTGGCCCTCGTTGAGCCAGATGAGGTGCGCTTCGCCCTCCTTGATCGCGTCGGTGTCGGCGCCGATGTACGCGCTCTTGAGGTCGATGATCGAGCCGTTGATCAGCTCGTATTTCTGCGCCGTCGGGCGACGCGCGAGCCAGTTCGGCGACAGCAACCTGCTGAGGTAGCGCTTCACCTCGGCGTCTTTTTTCTCGCTCGGCGAGACCGGCCACACGATCCCCTCGGGGAACATCACCGCGTACATCGCGCAGCAGACCGCGGCGATCCACGTCTTGCCGCCGCGGCGCCCGCCGGCGAACAGCGCCGAGTACGCTTCGTCGTCGATCGACTCGACCGTCGAGATCGCGCCCTCGAGCTCCTCCTGGGTCAACTCGGGGGGGTCGTCGCGGCGCCCCGCGTGGACGCCGAGCCAGTCGATGAACCACTTGATCGCCGGGATCTGGCCGGGGTGCGGCCGAACCACAACGCCTTGCTCAGGCTCGTCCTCCGTGAACTCCTCGGCGCGCTTGTCCCATCGCCCGCCGACCCATCCAAGGATCTCGCCATCGAATTCGACGTCGATCCGCATATCGACCAGCGCCGCGCCGGTCTGGCGCTCGCGCCGGCGCCGCTCGAGCGCCTCCCCCTCGGTCGCGCGCGCCTTACCCATCGCGGCGGATCGGAATCACCTTGGCGCCGGCGGACTTCGGTCGGCGTTCGAGCTTCGCCGCGGCGCGATTGCGCTTCTTGGCATCGAGCTCCTCCCGGTCGGCGTTGATCTGCTGGCTCAGATCGTACTTGGCGGCCTCGGGGAAGTGCTTCGACGCGCTCGCCAGGATGATCCGTAGCTCCTTCCGGCGCGCCGTCTGGCTCAGCGTCGGGTCGACCACGGTCTCGTACGCCTGCGCGGCGAGGAGCTGGTACATCCATTTCTGTAGCGCGGCCGCATCGGACGGTGGTTCGCCGAGGTCGAGCATCCGCTGGGGCGCCGGCGCCGCCGGATCCATCGCGGCGCCGGGGTACGAAGGCGGTGCAGGCGCCGGTCCGAGCCGTTCCGGTGGCTCGTCATCGTCTGATTCGTCGCTCCAGAAGTCGAGATCTGGGTCAATCGGCTCCCGATCCTGTCGCATCCTCGGATGGTTGCTCTGGAGCGCTCCATTCCGCAAGGCCCTCGGCGTATGCCGCCACCATGCGGAGCTCGTCGTCCGACAATCGAGCGATCAGGTCGTTCAGGCGCCGGATGTCCCGTAGTGGTAGCCGGTAGGCGCGGTGCGCCAGCCGATTTCGCTCGAAATAGAGCTGTTCGCCCAGCTCGGCCTGCTTCAGAGCGGGCGAGACCTTAGTTTCTGCCAAATTGCTTTCTCTTTCCGGATCTTTTGCCGCGATCGGTCCTGCTGATAGGTCAGGCAAAGCTCTGCATGTAGGCGTCTTGCGGTGATCTGCCGCCTGCTCGACGGCGACGACCCCGTGACCACCGAGATGAT